GTCTCATTTGAAGAGACAATAGGAGTCTACGATGGAGATCAATCTGTCGTAGACTCTTGTTTATCTTATGTGTATGATCTACAAAAAGTCTGCCCTGAGTCAGACGGTAACTCAAACTATGGTGGTTGGCAGAAGGACATAGACCACCCTATCAAACATGTAATTCTAAGAGAGTTCAAAAAATATATCAAGCACTATATGATAGAAGAACCCTATTGGGTCAACTTCAACAAATTATTTTGCAATATAAACCCTACTGGTGCATCAAATACCATGCATCATCACACTGTTGGAGAGTTTAGTGGTGCTTTTTGGTTGAAAGCAAACGAAAACTCAGGTGATTTGATTGTCATGAACCCATACCCCAATAAGTTCATGAATACCTGCACCATAGCGAAGAGAGACTATAATGCCATGTACTTCACACCTCAGACAAATAGAGGATTATTTTTTAACAGCAACCTCATACACTACGTAGATGTGAACAAGTCAGAGGAAGACAGGGTATCTATTGCATATCACATCGGAGTGCACTATCTGTAGGGAAAAACGACTTTTGATTTCAAAAAAAGGGCAAAAAAAATTCAGGGCAAAAATTGCCCTTAAGGTTTTTTAGCGAGGTTCTACAATTCTAAGATTATCGCCTTTTTTCAACTTTCTATTGATATATTGCGAACTATCAGTATAAGTCATTATCTCTCTCATATCTTTTATTATTGTATTCACGTATTCTGGTCTTGCAAGGTAAATATTTCTTTTAGCATCATTCTTATTCACTTCATGTTGAAAATTAGAAACTGAGGTCACATTGTTTACATTATAAGTGGTTGTGCCATAAGAGTATGAAAATGTGAAATCTGCATCCACTGTCAATCCAGATTGGAGAAGTAATTTGTCATCGGGACTCCTTATTTCTGTTGTTTCATAATGATGTATTTGAGTCAATTGTACAGTATCATACTTATTATTCAGATATCTTTGAAAATCATATTGACTCATTGGCCACTCATCTCTGATATTGATAATATTGTTGGCAATCAATACCACCCAATCTAATTGATCATTTTCATAAACTTTTTGTGCAACATTATCTGGTCTATCATCACCCACTACCGAATATTGATAAAATGCGGTGACATTTTGGAAAAAATCCTCACGCACTTTTCCTCTTTTGAAGAGGTTTTTTACTGTTATAAAGTCCTTACTTGAATTTCTCTTATCAGAAAAAGACGGTAATTGTACATCTGGAAATAAATCGAAATAATTCATTAGAATCCTATATCATTTTCATCAATTGAATTTTCACCTGTCACCATGGTATCAAGATCCTTGACACTTTGAGGTGTTATATCATTATATGGGACTGTTGGGGTAAAGTAATCATCTTTGAATATTGGTGTCAATTCATTGAATGTTAAACCCATAGTGCTTCTTACAGGCATTGAGACAGCACCTTGATCATCATATGATTGATATGTACCATCTGGGGTAAAATCAATTTGACATGAAGTCAGAGCACATATCTTGATAATATTCAAACCTTTGATTCTTCTATTTTTGTTTTTGTATTGTAGTCTGAAAACATTAGGTGATCCAAGAAATAAATTTCTATCACCTGTTGTAACTGATCTTGTCGGCAACATACCCTGTCTAAACCACCTTTGTATTTTTCTTACCATAAGTGCTTCTTCTGGACTTTCTGGAGCAAAATTAAAGTTGAATGAAAACGTTCTTAATTGAGGTCCTCCAAATAATAATTCTAAATTAGGATTTATTGCAGCACCAGTTTGTCTAGTAATAAATTGATCAACGTCTACATTTATACCTATTGACCCTAGCACTGATTTTGCTAGTGCTCCACTTATAACAGATGCAGCATTTGCCTCTGACCCAGTTGTATTTTTGAAATCATCTCTAAGACCCTTTAGTATTTCTCCACCAGATCCAAATCCTTTTTGAAGTAATTCACCTATTTTTTCAGTTCCACCTATGACACCTCCTATTCCCCCTGCTGCTGCACTAAATGCTGCCAATTCTACAGCATTCGCTTTTGCTTCTCCCCAACTAACTCCATTACTTACTCCTAGTTTATTAGGGATGGGTAATCTACAAGTTCCACGAGATTCTTCTATATTTGTTGTTCTTGGAACACCTGTTTGTAGAGCATCACCAGCTTTGACTGTTGGTTCACCGTTTATAGTGGGTTGTGGTGGTGAATATTCAAATTGTTCAATAAAGATATAATCCTCACCTTTGAGAGATGCTAAGTTATTGGGATAGTATAAATTTTCATCTTTTACTTGAATAGATTCTTGAAAAACTCGTGCTTCAGCATCTAACGCTTCTTGTTTTGCCTTCTCTCTTTCCTCATTATTTCTAGTAGTTCTTGCTTTTGTTCCTTCTATTTTAATGTCATTGATACTGGTACCCTCGGCAGTGCTGAAAACTGCTTGAAATGTTCCATTATTTTTTAATCCGTTTACGAAAGCATCACCAGTACCGTTTTTAAGTGAATCATTATAAACTTCATTCATTTTTTCTTGATATTTCTGTTCTCTTATTGAAGAATTTTGTATAAGTTCTAATACGTCTGCATATCCAGGATCTAGTGGATTTATAGGAAAACCTTGTTCTCCTGGTAGAAAAACACTTATCTCTTTAGTCAATCCAGTGGCACCATTTGTGCTTATATCAATATGCTCAACAATTCTGAATCCACCCTCATTCCATGTGATAGTGTCATGAACCCTTCCACCTTCTCCATATGGTGATTTTGGTTTTTCTTCGCTCATTTGTAAAAACTAGGTAAGAATGGTGATGTTGATATATCGACCCCGTTGACAGTGCGAACGAAATCTTCAAACGCCATATCTGCTGCTCTTTCCATATCATCCCCAACGAGTCTTATAAATGTTGATTGGACATAGGATCTTAGGTATTTATTATATCCTGGCAACTTAGTTATATCGTCTCCAGCATCGATGTATGCAAGAATTGCTTTTCTATTTCTTGGTTGCGTATAGTGTAAGTTGACACCGTAGAATGCAGGACCTTGCACTGCAACAATGTAACATAATGGGTTTCTATCGTAGAAAGGCAATGTTTCTCTATATTTTGCAGTATATTGAAATATCATCATGCTACCTGGTCTGGGACTCCCAACAGAGTCAGATAGTGGGAAAACGTTTTTATATTCCAAGTTCTTTCTCCGTTAGTATTTGGAATTTCCACTTACGATCTTTGCAAAAATCCTCTGCTGCTGCCCACTTTGCTTGATTCGTAGCATACGTGAATACCTCAGACACATACTTTTTTGTTCTTCTCTTCTGCATTTTAGGTTCTTTGACTTGTTTTGCAGGTTTGATTTCTATCACTTTTTCTTGGAAATTGCCTTTTACATCCTTATATTTGACATAGAAGTCGGGAAAATACCTATGTATTCTATTGTCTACAGGTGATCTGTATGGTATTACTATTTCTTCCGATGACCACTTGACTATGCTTTTATTTGTATCACAATATTGCATAAATTTCAGTTCCCATGATGACCTATAGATGACCTCTCTGAAGTCACCTTTGTACTTTTTATGGTTTTTGGGTCTGAATTTACCTTTATATGACATACATAGTATGTAACATTCTATATTTAGATGGCACAGAGGTCAGCAGCACTTAGATCAGGTAGATTTTATTTGCCCACAGAAGAATTAGCGTACACATCAGGAAAAATTGGTAATATAACTCCAGCATTCAATAATACCTACGATGTAAGCATAAATTTCAATAAAGCTCAAGGAGGATTGAAGTCGTTTATAGATCGTCACGGATTTTATGATCAAAATGATGCAGGTTCTCAACTTGCATTATTTTGTTCCGAAGCAGTTTTACCAGGTTCAGACATGCAAGTAGCACAGGTTGATGGACTAAGACAAGGAATATCGCAAAAATATGCAACATATAGAAGATTCCCAGACATTATATTGACATATTATCTACAGACAGACTACTATACTAATGATGTATTCAATGCATGGATGGAGTTCATTTCTCCCTCAAGCAGTAGAGAGAATCTGTCATTTAGAAGAATGAAATATCCTGAGACCTACAAGTGTGACATGGAAATCACAGCATTTTCTAAAGCAATAAAAGATAGATTCTCAAAACTAAATCAAACAAGCAGATTCAATAACGTATTACCAAGTAGTATTACATATAAATTGAGAAATGTGTTTCCCAGTAGTATTATTGCTGCACCTTTAGCATATGGTAGGGCAGAATTGATCAAAACATCAATTACATTTAAATATGACGAATACTTTATTGATAGAACATCTAGAGTGGGTGGCACATTTGCAGAGTCAGTAGAATCTGATCGCATTGTACCTCAGTCTACTGCAATATCAAACACTGAATCTGAAGAAATTTTCAATGATCCTAGAAAATTTGACAATCCTCAAGAGGAACTTAGCACTTTTGAATTGGGATTATTAGATGTAAGACACAGAAATAGTCCTGAATAATCGCTTACTTGTGATATACTAAATATATTCACTGAATAATAATATTATGCCTTTACCAAAGGTCGTTGCTCCTACATTTGAATTGCAACTTATATCAACAGGTAAAAAAGTAAAATATAGACCTTTTCTGGTGAAAGAGGAGAAAGTCTTACTTATTGCCCTTGAAAATGGATCTGACGCTGACATCAGTGCCACACTCAAAAGTGTGCTAAAATCATGCATTTTGACTCGTGGGATTGATGTAGAGAAATTACCAAGTTTTGAATTAGAGTATTTGTTTTTGAATATCAGAGGTAAATCAATAGGGGAGTCTGTTGATTTATTAGTTACTTGTCAAGATGACAACAAAACTAAAGTTCCTCTAACTATTGCATTATCAGACATAAAACTCGATGTCCCTACGGGTCATAGTGATATGATAAAACTTGATAATGATGTCAACATCAAAATGAAGTATCCTTCAATGCAACAGTTTTTGGATAATAACTTTATTGCATCTGAACTTTCTAACTCTGACAGAATAGACCGAGCATTTGATGCTGTTATCGATTGTATTGACACCATCTTTACAACAGATGAAGCATGGAGTGCCGAGGACTGCAGTAAGAAAGAACTTATGAAGTTTATTGAACAATTGAATTCTAAGCAATTTTCCTTGATTGAGGAATTTTTTGCTACTATGCCAAAGTTACAGTACAAGGGCACAGTGCATAATCCAAAAACTAAAAAAGATTCTGAAGTCCTAATTGAGGGTTTATCGAATTTTTTCGCATAATGCTATATCACACCAGTATTGATGCGTCTATGGAGACAAATTTCTCCTTGATGCAGCATCATAACTGGTCACTAAGTGATATTGAGAATATGATACCTTGGGAAAAAGAAGTCTATGTCAAGTATCTCGTAAAATATCTAGAGAAACAGAGACTAGAGGCACAACAAGCACAAAACGCTAATGCAAACACCTGGTAGAATGATACAAGCAAGATCTCCTATGATTCCAGTGGATCGTAGGATGGATAGCAGTATCGACAGAATGTTAGCAAGAGCGACAGAAGCGTCGAAAAACATAGAGAGACCGAAGGTAACATCTCTTGGTAAGATTATATCA